GGTAATGGTGGTGGCAAGAACGTTGATGATCGTTTTTGGCAACCAGAAGTTGACGCTGCTGGCAACGGATACGCAGTTATCCGCTTCCTCGATACGCCAGCCGTCGATGGTGAAGATGGTCTTCCTTGGGTTCAAATCTGGTCGCATGGCTTTCAAGGTCCTGGTGGCTGGTATATTGAGAACTCGTTGACGACTATCGGTAAAACGGATCCTGTTTCTGAACACAATACAGTTCTTTGGAACTCTGGTGTTGAAGCCAATAAGGAAATCGCACGTAAGCAAAAGCGTAAGTTGACTTATATCGCGAACGTTCTTGTTGTTTCTGATCCGAAGCGTCCGCAGAACGAAGGTAAGGTTTTTCTCTACAAGTTCGGCAAGAAAATCTTTGATAAGATCAAGGAAAAACTTGAACCGCAGTTTGCTGACGAAACGCCACTCAATCCGTTTGATTTCTGGAAGGGTGCAGACTTTAAGGTCAAGATTCGCAACGTTGAAGGCTATCGCAATTATGATAAGTCTGAGTTCGCTGCGGCAGCACCACTGTTCGAAGGTGATGATGCTAAGATTGAAAAGGTATGGAAATCTGCGCACTCACTCAAGGATTTCTTGAAGCCAGAAAACTTCAAGTCCTATGATGAACTCAAGGCGAAGTTGGATCGCGTTCTCGGTGCTGGTGGTGCTGCTGGCGCAACCGCAAAGCGAGTTGATGATGAGGAAGCAGCCGCTCCTGCTATTCGCTCAGCCCCAGCAAAGAAAGTCACTGCTGAAGATGTCAACGTCGATGATGACGATATGGCATTCTTTGAGAAGTTGGCGGCAGAGTAATTTTGATTAGAAAACGGTAGGTGTTTTCGGGGGGACTTCGGTCCCCCTTTTTTATACTCTGTTTATCACATGTGGAAATTGTGGATTCACTGCAGAAGGATTGCTTTTGTTTGCGATAACATTTGTTCTTAATCCTAAGATAGCATTCTTAGTTTCTTCACCAAATACATCAAGTTTTTTGGCAACTGCTGCTGCGCCTTGAGCAGCACCCATTGCTGCTACCATTGTATCATCATTTGCTTTTGCTGCATCTTGATTGGTAGTATTTGATGTTGTAGGTGGCGGTGATTCGGCTTTGGTTTCTGACGCTGGTAATGCCGATACAGCAGGCATTGACATAGTTGCTGTAGCAGCATTTAAATCATTTTTGTCTATAACACCATATGGAGCAACAACATCTAATCCTTTGTTTAATTCGTAGTATCTTTTTGTTTTAGGATCATCTGCTCTAGCCAACGAAACCTCACCTTTTTGCGCTAACCCAGGCAAAAACACATAAGCATAAATTGTTCCACGATCTGCACCTTTAGGTAATTTCCAATAATCAAAATACTTCTCAACATATTGCATTTGCCCAGCGCGAGTCATCATTCTTAATGCGCCTGTTGTAGTGCCTAGTGTTTTAGCAGTATCTTCTGTAAATTGGATTAATCCGCTCGCTGTTGAATTTGGATTTTTTGCTGCAGGATCTAACGCACTTTCTCTATACATAACTTGAAGCAAATCTTGTGGATTTATTTGAAATTTCTCAGAAACCCTTTTCACTTCACCCATAAATTCTAAGTCTGATGATTTTACTGCTTCTATCGATGCAGCATTTACACCACCCATTCTATTAGCACCTGATGGTGTTCCACCAGAAGGTTTAGATGTCTGCTCAGATTCTGGTATTGTAGTTTTTGGTGTCGTTTTTGGTGGTTTATCTTCATGAATAATCTCATAAATTTTAGTTGCCAAATATTTTGTATCTTCTCCACCAAAAACTTCTGAGAGTAGACTTGCAAATGTTGCGAATGTTCCACCGAGTATAGCACCACCCATTGTTCCAATACCAGGAAACAATGCTGTTCCAGCCAATCCACCCATCAACATACCAACACCAGTAACACCAACTGTATCAACTACACCATCATACCCAGCAATCATTTCTTCTCTAAATTTATTTTGCGAAATTAAACCACTAGATCTATTAGAAACTGCAATGGACATATTAGATAAATGATATGCCAAAAGCCCCGCATTAACCGCAGGAAATCTTTTAATTAATCCTCTAAGTAGTGGCTGCACAAATTTAAATTTACGTGCCTGATTTACTGCTTTTGTGTATTTCGCTACACGTTGTCCTGCTACCTTTTGTGCTTCGCGATAACTCATTCCTTCTCCACGAAGCCCAGGAATCATTTTATTGATCATTTGCAAACGACCTTGGCTCGCAGTTACAGGTTTTAATCCTGCCTTGCCTCGATCTCTTAACATTGAAATAGCACCACCAACCATTCTTGTTGCTTGATATGCTCCGAACCCAGCAATATATGGATCTATTCCTTGGCTCGCTGCTTCAGTTATTGGATTATCATATGCAGGTTTACCTCCCATACGAGTTCCCATTCTTTGCATTGCGCCAGGAAGATTGTATAAAGAGTATGCAGCAATACCCAGTCTGGCTATTCCAATAGATCTAAGCGCACCACCTGCAAGTAATGCTAATGCTGTTGGATTTTTTAATAGTAGTGGTAGAAAAATTTTAAAGAAATCTGTCTCAGATTTTTCTTGTTCTTTTTTTTCTTTTGCTTTTGCAGTAACACCACGAACTTTACCTTTTCGCCCCTTAACTTTTAATTGCTGCAGTTCTGCATTAATTTGTTCTATTTGACCTTTTATAGTTTTACTCAATCCAGGAACTCTGACAGCTCGATCATTAAATGAATTAATATTCATTCTTCTTTGTGTTTTAAATGCACCAAGTTCACCATAGATACCACTAATAAGTGCAGTGTTTCTTTCAGTAATTGTTGCAAGTGTATTAATTTTTTTATTGAGACTAGCAATAGAAAGTGCAGTAAATTGTTTGAATTGTTTATCTCTTTTTTCTTTTTTGGCTTCTTCTTCGTCTTGTTTTTTCTGTAATGGTGTTCGCTGCCCAAATGATGCTTGTGCCACTGTTGCAATAAACTCTGATTTGGTTAATGTCCTAGCCAGGTTATAAACTGAAAAGCGCATAGCCAAATCTTCGCGCACCATCAATCTAAATGCAGTTGATAGTGGAACCTTTTTTCTGGTTTGTATTGTATATAATTGAGAGGCTATGGCTGACAGTGACATTATTTTCTCTTAGACTTCTTTAATATTCTTGATAGATCCTGCTGTGCTTCTACATTTTTCTGTTTGAGTTTCTCGGTTTCTTCCTTCACCCAAGTGTTCACCATACCAATGTACATATCTCTTTCCCACGGAATCATGTTCTCCAATTCTGTAAGAGTATATTTGTATTGGTGAGTCAATGTAAACATGTTTTCGTAGTAGGCTTTTAAATTAGCCCCACGAAAACTTAGGTAAAAAAATCGGTGAGACCCTCCATATGCAAGTTGTGGTTAAATCCACATCGTTCGCAAGTATGTTTAGTATCATAACTAATTTTAGGTAAATTTTCAAAAAACGCCAATATTCTATCAAACTGTTCTTGAGTAAGAGAATCTAGAAATTGAACGAATTCTTCTTTAGGGCTTTCATTTGCATAATACATACCATTCTCATCAAACACATAATCTGCACACTCATAGATCATGTCGAATACTTTTTCAGTTTCAGTTGAATTAGTCATGTCAGTGATTGGTTTAAATGACTTTAATGTCGGAAATTTTAAAACAATACCAATTTTATCAGTAATATAAATTCTAGGAGACAAATCGGTGACAGGTGGTTTAATGTCTAACACATTGATCGAAACTGGCATCATGTGTTTACATTCAACATCAACGTCAATGCCTTCTTCGTTTTTCTCAGTTCCAGTTACGTTACGGCAGATAAAAAATGTTTCAATTTTTTCTCCTATAGACCTTGAACGCAGATTTAAAAACAAATACTCAATATCAAAGATCGGTAATTTGTCTATATCTAAATTATCTACTAAACAGTTATTAATAATCTGTTTGATTGTTTTGTAAATTGTATCTTCCTCATTGCTTTGTAACGCCATGAGAAGTAATTTTTCTTCTTTAACCAGAAATGGTCTAAACTTTACTGGGTTGGGAAGTGATACTAATTTCAATTCAAAAACAGGCAAATCAAGTTTTGGCAAAGGCATAATTACTATTCTCCATCTCCAAAGTTATAATTTGGCATTGGTATGTTTATTGGTAAGTTTTTAGCGTATTGTTCCATTTGATCTCTTAAATCTGCATCATTAACTTGGAGTCCTCGTTCTACGCGAGATCTATTAGATCCAAATGCAATTTCATAGAACATTGTTACGCTTAATTTATGGTATCCATCATCAGCCCAGTTACATGGTAATGACGCAACACTGGTAGGAAATGCATTGTATATCCTAACATTTAAATACTGTTTTTGTCCAGCATAGCTGTCACCCACATCGTTAAATTGGATGAGTCTTAAATCAGTTACAATATCATCGAAGTATCTATTGTTTGTGCTGGTAAATGACATATTGTCTATCCAATCATTAAAGTAATCATATATTCCTAATCTGGTATTATGATAAAAAGATAAGGTTATCTCATTATAATCACGTTTAAATGGTGTTTTAATTTTTTGCTGACCTGGAATTAGATAGTCTAGCGTAGAAGCTGTTCTACCAGGAAGTTCGATAGAATCACACAAAAATGTAAATTCGCGCAAATCAGAAACTGATCGATCGTTTAAAATTGTTGGATGCCTCAACAACATAAAAGCAAATTTACAAGATCGAAGTAAATTGTGGTTAGAAATTCTATGAAAATCATAGAATTCATCTAAATCATTTAATCTATTTTCTCTCGTTCCAGTTACTGTAACTGTTGGTAAGCCATCTGGTCCAATTGTTATGTTTTCGTTTTCTGCCATTACGTTTTATACACCATCTTTGCGGTAGGTAGAAAGATCGCCGTTTCCCAATGCATTGGTTCGATATAAATTAACGAAGATCTTATGTGATTCAGCAAATATCGTTTAATACATGGTTCAATTAATTTGTATCGACGCGATCTGGTTAGTAAGTCATACGATAAATTTAATCGAGTCGAGTCATTGTATTTATCGTTATTAGCAAAATCTAAGAGTTTATCCAATAGAGCCAGACGGTTGTATGGATCCAAGTAATGCAAATTTAATGCAAGGAATCCATCTGAATACATTTCCATAGGAATTACTAATGGGAATTTGTCATAAACAGGAAGGGTGTCTTTGGTTTTAGGGTCGTAACTATAAAAGTACATACGACCGATAAAGGCTTTCGGTGAGATGCGATTGGCATCATTTAGGATATTAGAGCGATCACTGGGAATGCGGAGTCGACCAATTTTATCACCGAGCCATGCTCTGGCTGCGTCTGTTCTAGGACGAATGTTCGCCGCTGTCATCTCTCTACTGATTTTGTCGAATAACGATGGCATTAGATTCCTAGATCTTTCTCTGTGATAACTCTAAAGGTCCAATTTCTATCCTTGCAATACTCCAATGCAGCTTGCCATTTGGCTTCATTTATTCCCCAAGTAGCAACTTCGCGGATGTATTGTTTTGTAACTTTACTTCGTTTATGTGGGGGCATCACTTGACTATATGGCTTAACCTCTAAAATCATAGCATCAGATTTACCAGTTTTATTGCGAATTCTAACAAAGAAGTCTGGAAAATAACGATGCCAACGATTATCTATTGGAGATAAATAAGGTATGACTATTTCCTCATTAGACCATTCGATAACATTCGGATTATCGTCTAGGTGTACCATAACTCGGCGTTCCCACAACGATCTGTACCAGATGTTTGTAGGATCACCTAAATATTTATTGGTATTTTTAGGACTAAATTTACCGCTGTAAGCCATCAAGTATTTATAGGATTATCAATGACTTTAAAAGAAAATGTCAGAGGTTCCACAACAACAACTCGAGAAGACGCTGAACGTCTAAATCGCGGTGAACAGGCTGTTGGCTTTACAAGTGTTGCACAAGACACCCCAGTAAATTTTGGCACTGCAGACACATTTACAGGCAGTGAAACTCCAGGTCAATCAAAACCTGTTGGTGAATTAAAAATAAAAGCATTTCCTGAAATCATTAAAAATGGTGAATTTCCACATGTGCTGTTTAAAATTTTTAGATCCGCCAGTGTTGCTTCTCCTGGAGCAGCTAGAAACGATATAACAGGAGCAAGTTTAGTTGCTGGCGGAACAGCAGTAGGAGCTTTTTTAGAAGGAATCCCTGCTGGAACAGCAGCTGGTGCTGCTGGACTAGTATTAGGTAGTAGCGGCACTCTAGGTGGTGCTTTAGTTGCAGCTGGCTTAACAACAGGTACTGGACAAAATTTAGTAAATGCAACTGCGAATCAACTGTTTGGTCCACAAAAAGAAGGAAAAACATTCACCGATACTGCAAAAGATTTAATTAAGAATTTTTCACTTAAAAGAAATATAGACCAACTTGAAACTGCCATTGCTCTTTTTATGCCTGATAACATCACAACTAATTACGATAACGAATATCAAGCATTGTCAGTCACAGCAACTTTAGGTTCGATGGGATTCGCAGCCCAAGCACTAGCAGCCAGAGACAATACGACAGGATTTAATCCCGATATGAGTCCTTATGTTATGGAAGGTGCGGCAAGACTAGCAGCTAAAATTGCTGGAGCAGATGAGGATTTTACTCGACTTGGATTATTTGCAACAACTGGTCTTGTAAATAATCCGCAGTTAGAAATGATATACAGCTCTCCAGTCCTAAGAAAATTTGTGTTTGATTTCAGACTAGTTCCGAGAAACGTTGTTGAATCTCAAATAATTAAAGACATAATTACCACATTTAAATTTGAATCTGCACCCAAAATTCCTGAAGGATCAACAGGAAGATATCTGATTCCACCAGCGCAATTTGAAATATCGTTTCATAATGGAGCAGTTCAAGGTGAAGAGAATCAATATCTCTTTAAAACTAAAAAATGTGTGTTAACTGGAATTAGTATTGATTACACACCAAATGGTTATGCAACATTTGGTAATGGTGCACCAGTAGAAACTAGATTACAACTGCAGTTTACAGAAACTGCAATCATAGACCAAGCTGCAATAGATAAGGGTTACTAATGTATTTTAGAGTTTTTCCTAAAGCACTATATTCGTTCGATCTTACGGGATCTAGTCCAGTTGCAGTTACTAATATCTTTTCTAGATTTAGTTTTTTGCAAGAAGTTTTAAATAATGCGTATGCATTTTATAAGTATCAAATAGTTCAAGGCGATACTCCTGAAATAGTGGCGACTAAACTATATGGCGACCCAACATTGCATTGGGTAATTTGTATGACCAATAATATTATTGATCCACAATTCGAGTTTCCCTTAGAGCAAGCTGCATTAGAGAGAAAAATTATTAAACAGTATGGATATTCTTCTATTGCTGAGGCGTATGCAGATATTCACCATTACGAATTGGAAGTTAAGAAGGTGTTGTCAGAAGTTGATGGAGCAACAAGTACCACAACAAACACTAGCATCATTACGTTAAGTCAATATAACTACACATCTAATACTCTTCAATCAAAAGGTCTTGGAACTGCTAATTCAGAAACAGTAGGTCCTATAACATTTTATGCAAATAATTCTAACGCTAACAGCGCAACAGTTGCAACCTTAACGATGACTTCAACCTACAGCCCTGTTTATGTTTATGACTATGAAAATACACTTAATGAATCTAAACGACAAATAAGGATCTTAAAAAGCGAATATATACCTGGCTTAATTGCAGAACTAGAAAATGTATTGAATGGATAATTTAGCAACAAAAGTAACATCAAGCAAATCTGTAAGGATTATTGAATGTAAAATTATCGGATCGAATGGGCAAGTTAGAGATTTAAAAGACCCAATCATATTCGATAACATTCAAATTTACGAGAGTTTGTATTCTCCAGTAGTTAGTGGAACAATACAACTTCAAGAAGGCGTAAACTTACAAGCCATAGTTAATGCTCATGGTAATGAGTATTTGTACATTTCATTCAGTCGTCCAGGTGAAGAAGGCGTGGAAAGCAAATACCAACGCACCTTTAGAATATATTCTTCTTCAATGAAGAAGCCTATAAATGATAGTTTAATTCAAACATACATCCTACATTTTTGTTCTGAGGAGATGCTTTTTTCTAATCAGCAAACAATTTCAAGAACATTTAAAGGCGCAAGCCATGCAGAACATGTTAGAAACATTCTGCTTCAAGATTTAAAAACAAACCCAAAAAGAGTTGTTAGAATAGAACAAACGGCTGGTAATGACAAACACGTGTTAACAAAATATAAACCATTTGAAGCAATAGAATATTTTGCATCACAATCATACAGTAAAAATGAAACTCCATTTGTGTTTTTTGAGAATAGAGATGGATATAACTTTGTTAGTTTAGAAACACTATTGAATAAACAAACTCCGATAGAACCTGCATTAACTTACAGCACAGCAAAGTTTACATATGAGCCTAGCGTTGCTGTTGGTAAAAATTCAAATCAAATAAAACAGTTTGAATTTACGCAAGCATTTGACACGTTATATGGAACTAAAGAAGGAGTATATGCTAATAGACTCTACACATTAGATTTAATCCGCCAACGATATGCTACTTATGATTATTCTATAGTTTCAGCAAAGTCTAAAAATTCATTGGTTGCAGGAAATTTTCCAATAAACGATGCACAAAACAGATCAGGTAAAGCACTCTATGAGGAATATAATGCTGCTCCAAATTATTGGTTGACCAATTTAGGATTAAACGACACCGAATACTTGGCAGCAGTCAACACTAGACGCGACACATCAATACACAAAGATCCATACAGAATAACCAACTCTGACGTTGAATTGACATTGGTTCAACGAAAAATGCAATTAGAATTTTTAGAAAATACTAAACTTTGGTGTATCGTTTCTGGAAATCCAAATTATTCTGTTGGGTTTACAATAAAAGTTGATATTCCTGCGTTCATTCCTAATGCTGTTGGTTCTATTGCTACTGATGCTTATTACTCTGGTGAGTATTTAATAACTAACCTTCGTCATTCGATAACACCAGAAGATATTGAAACTGTGTTAACTCTTTGCAGAAACAGTATTAATACTAAAATGGATGAAGCAGCAATCGGCAGTTCTAACTATAAAACCGCGAGAGCATTTTAATGACACCGCATTTCTTAGGATTAAACAATTTTGTATGGTGGTTTGGTGTGGTCGAAAATCGCCTAGATCCATTAGAACTTGGTCGTTGTCAGGTTAGATGTTTTGGTTGGCACTCAGAACGTAAATCAGACATCGAAACTGAAGATTTACCTTGGGCACATCCAGTTGTTCCATATGGCGTAAAAGCAGTTCAACCACCAGCAGAGGGAACCATGGTGTTTGGATTTTTCGCTGACGGCAAAGAAGCGAAATACCCAATTATTATGGGTTCAGTTCCGAGTATTCCTGATGATCAAAATAGATTAGAAAATAACGCAGTAGGATTCACTGATCCGTATGGTGATGGGAATAAAGGAGGATTTCCTAAACGAATTAAATCAGCTAGTATCACACCAGATACAACTGGTGTAAAAATTCAAGATGATGTTCCAAAAAGAAATCCTGGAATTAATTTAAATGAACCAACAACTTCTAGACTTTCAAGACCTGTTCGCGGTAAGGAAGAAGATGGAAGTTATGGTGGTATCTCATCAGAATCTATTGCTGGAACAACTATCGATATACAGAGAAAAACTAGAATAACCAAAATTCAAACTGCAGCAAATGATACTTGGGACGAGCCATATCCATCTTATAATGCGCAATATCCATTTAATAATGTTACTGAAACTGAATCTGGGCATGCATTAGAACTAGATGACACAAACAATTTTGAACGTGTGCAGTTATCGCATAGAACAGGCTCTACATTAGAGTTCCTCCCTGAAGGACATACAAAAATTAAGTCTCAAAAAGGTCGCTACGATGTAACTATGGGTGACCATAGAAATTATGTAAATGGATCAAAATACGAAACAATTGATTCTGATTATTTTCTTCGCGTAAATGGTAAAATTCGAATTGAGTGTGATGGATTTGAGTTGGTAAGTGGTGGTGCTGCAAAAATATCGGCAGGACAAGCAGTATCAATTTCAGGATCATCATTTGCAGCTTCTGGATTAACGAGTGCGACAATGACTGGCGGTGTTACCGCAGCAGTCAACGCAGGTGTTTCTGTCAAAGTTTCGGGTGGAGTTAGAGCGCAGATGACGAGTCCTGGTGTTGCTGGTATGCAAGGTAAGAAAGTAGCAATGATTGGCGAAGGAACAGAAATTATTGGCTTAGTGAATCAAACATATGGGATTCAAGACACAAACTCATGTATTCCTCCAGTTGCAGATAAAGCATTAAATGTTCCTGATCCGCCTCTTCAAGATGTTGGTCCGATTAACGTGCCTGCGCCGAATTTTGATTTTGGAAGCGGTTAATTTATGGCTACTGATTCTCAAACATATTTAATAGATGGTGCTCCTGCCAAAGAAGGAACACCACTCACAAAAAATCAACTTCGAGCCATCCAAGTTGACAAAAAAAACAATCCTAATAAAGAATATCCAGAATGGGTGGACAAAGAGTATACAACACGAAAAGATGAAGTCTCAGCAACTGCCGATAAGCCTATAGTTGCTGCAACTGGTCGAGTGCCTTCTAGATCAAAGCCACCTAAAACTGAGGTATTTGCACCGAAAGCGCAAAAAGAGTCTAAAGAAAATCCAGTAATAACACCTAAAGTTGCTGCTGGTTTAACCTATAGCGATGTGTTTCCAAAAAACAGTAATATTAAAATAGAAACTGGACTAAACTATGACGGCAGCAGAAGTTTAAGCACCACAGCGCCAACTGGTGAACAAATTGTTACTGCAGCGAATGCAATTTATGATAGAATTGCAGCAGGAAATGTAGAAGATCAAGTAAATGTTGAGACTACATCGCAATCTGCAGAGACAGCAGTACCAATTGGTTCCTCAGCAGAAAGAGCTGGCGGCGCACTAGGAATTCCACCAGAATACCAAGCGTATTATTCAAGATTTAAAAAATTACCACCTAATGCACCTGGTCAGATTATAGATGGTGTCTATGTGGCAGGTGCATAAATATGTGTCTAAAACCTAAAGATTTAGCAACTTATCAAAAAATAACTGCTAAAATGTCAAAGTTTATGCTTCTTTCTGAAGAAGATATTAAATTTTTAAAAGAAAATGGGCTGCATCAAAAGTACACTGGTTATATGGTTTCGTATAACATAAAAAAAGATTTAGATAGATTGGAAGAATTTGCAGCAAAAGAGACTGAACGGATCAAGAGGAGTGTTGTGTCTTCCTAGGTAAAATTATAGGCAAAATTATTAAGATTATCCTCTGCTTGATAGGAGGATTACCCCTACTCCAGACACTTGCACAAATGTTCTCGTGTCTGCCTGTTCCTTTTGCAAAAAATGGAGGGTTCAACTTTGCCGACACAGCACTCGGGAAAACATTAAATGATTTGGCTGCAGCTGCTAAAAAGGGTAAAGACTTTTTTAGAAACGGATTGAATGAATTTGTTAATAAAATAACTGGTGGAATTAGAGATAATGTGTTGGGTCCACTCGATAGAGCAACAGGTGGATTCTTTAATGATGCCAATGCATTTTTAGATAAATTTACTGGACCAGAAGGTCAAGTTAGACTAGAGGCAGCTCTGCCAAATCTTTTCGGTAGAACTGGTGGTGCGATAGCGAATGCGCGCACTGACCTTTTAAACGCATTAGGTGCGGTGCAACAAAAATCAGATACATATACTATTGCTGGATTCAGCATCGGTGAGTTAGTTAATCTTGCCGAAGAATCAGATTCGCTGGCTCGTGCACTTAGAGACTTTCAAACACATACTGATAATCTTTCTGGCACTGGTGGAGCTGGAACTGCATTAGAAATTCAAAGATTATATGGTAATGTCGTATTTACAGGCGCAACGGCGAACATCGCTTCCAGCAATCAGGTTAGCCCAAATCTAAGTGCAACACTGTATCCTGTAACAGAACTCGGCGATTTAGTAATTATAGACAATCAGCCAAGAATTATTATTGACAAGAACTTTACTGCAGCTCCAGCTGGAACTGTGTCAGTGGACACAACAACAGACAATGTAAAAGTTACAACAACTTCTGTAGGTACTCTAAACCTTGCCAGTCATTTAATTTCTACTAGCGGCACAATTACTCTTAATACTAACATGTACATCTCTGTAAATGGCGAGGTGAGGCAGGTTAATACCATTAATTCGCTTGGCGATTATCTAACGGTTTATAATCCATTTTATGAGTCTGCAGTAGCCAATACATTCTATGTGGAAACTTCATTTAATGTAAATACTGCTTACACAACCACTAAAACAGACCAAGAAATCAAAGTTCAAACCTCATTTGTCTGCAACTCAGTGTGTTTGGATAATGTAATTACTGGTGTTGGAACGACCTTTACGTCTGACCTACAGGCTAACAATAAGATCTATTATGACGCAAAAGAGTATATTGTAGTCTCGGTTACAGATACAACTATTGTTGTTGATGATTACCTCAGAAAAACCAAAAATTTTGCTGTGTATAAAGTTACAAACGAAATTCCATATCTTGGACTAGATGAAGATTTAGTGGATCCAGATGGTATTGTAAACGCATTTACAATTCCGAGCACAATTACTGGTGATCCAAACTTCATGAATGGGTTTACTACTCGCGTTCGAAGAGCCAATGGCGTGTACCAAACAGTTAATGCAGGGTCACCAACAGATGCTGCACAGTCTTTGTTCCAGCAAAAATTAATGGAAAAAGTTAGAGAACAATTAAATCAAATGAAGTATGACCTTCGCGATGATGCAATCAGAGATCTATCAGATGCTGAGGTCATTAATAAATTAAACAGCACCATAACTCGATTTAAAAATACACGAGACGAAATAAAAGATATAATTGCCCAGGATAAGGCAGTATTGAATTCAGTCAAGAGTCTTGTAAAGGGTATGGTTAAGTTGTTCTCGCTATCTTGCTCTAAGAAAAAGAAAAAAGGTGGTAGCCCAACTGACTCGGACGATTATTTGGATTTAATCCTATATCCAAACCCAGAACGCCAAGGCTGTGACGCTAACACCAGCGACTTTATTGTTATTTTAGACGATTTCGATGATGAATATAATGACCCAGGAATAACCTTACCTGAATTATCAGCCAATACTGCAATTGAACCAATTACCGACTTTGATAACACGAACTTGGTCGGTGGTCCATTGCCAAATCAAGGAACTGGAATTGGTGATGGGGAAGGTAATGTTGGTGTTGATCGTGGTGATCCAGATGTGAATGCTCCAGAAGATCCATGTGCAAAACCTTGCTAAATACGTCGAGAGGTGTATAAATGTCGCTTGACGTCAGAGTTTATAAAGATTTAGATTTAAATTTTAGAGCGCATCCAGTTACGAAAGACGTCGTCAAACGTACAGGTAATGCGGCAATTATTGGTGCATTGAGGAATCTTATCCTAACAAACCCACTTGAAAAACCTTTTCAGCCATTGTATGGTTCTAGGGTTCGTTCTTTATTGTTCGAAGACGTTTCGTTTATCACTGCAAATATTATTCAAACTGAGATTAGTAATACAATTAAGAATTTCGAGCCTCGTGTTGGTGTCGACGCTATTCGTGTACAGGCTAATCCAGAACAGAATCGTTATGATGTTGCGATTAGGTTTTATATTAATAATTTGGAAGCACCAGTTACAATTAACTTTTTCCTAGAGAAGATCCGTTAATGGCTAATACAGACCAAAAACTAATTGTCACAGAATTAGACTTCGCACAGATTAAAAATAATCTAAAGAATTTCCTGCGCGATCAATCAGAATTTACTGACTTCGACTTCGAAGCCTCTGGTATGAGCACATTGTTGGATGTTCTAGCATACAACACACATTACATGGCGTATTATAACAATATGATTGCCAATGAAATGTTTTTGGATACTGCTATTCTTCGTGATTCTGTTGTTTCTCACGCTAAAATGCTGGGATATACTCCAGTATCAGCAGTAGCCCCAAGAGCAACAATTAATCTACAGATTATTAGACCAGCTGGTGATACAACTGCATCATTAACACTACCAAGATTTACTCGATTTCAGTCGACGCCATTAAATGGCGTATCTTATACTTTTGTTAACACTGAAGCAAAGAGCACAAATTATGATCCAACTTGTAATCGTTTTTGTTTCGACGATCTTTATATTTACCAAGGTCAACCATTAACATACACATTTACTTACAATGCCACCAACAACCCAACTGCATCATTTGAACTTCCCGATGCTGGTATAGATACCAATACTCTTGAGGTTTTAGTACAAGAATCATCCACTAGCCTAAGAACCGAAAGATTTACTCTAGCAACAGATGCAACAACAGTTTCCTCTAACGCAGCAGTGTATTATATCGATGAATCCCGAAATGGAAAATATAAAATTTATTTTGGTGACGGCGTCTTAGGTAAGAATCTTGTAAATGGTAATATCGTAATCGCAAATTACATTCGCACTGAAGGCACGGCTGCAAACAAATCTAATGCGTTTTCTCTGATTGATTCAGTTGGTGGATTTACAAACTCTATTGTTTATCCGATCAAATCAGCCTCTGGTGGTGCAGGTCAAGAATCGATTCCTAAGATTCGCTTTAGTGCACCAAAAGCCTATGTTTCTAATAATCGCGGCGTGACTAAAGAAGATTTAATTGCATTAATCAATAAAAATTATCCATATTTTGAAGCAGTAAACGTATGGGGTGGTGAAGAAAATGATCCACCAATTTATGGTAAGGTGTTTATTGCAGCAAAACCAACTCTTGGATTTGAAATCACAGAATCTGAAAAATTAGATGTCATTAATAATATTATTAAGCCTGTGTCAGTTGTTACTGTTATTCCAGAATTCGTAGATGTTGATTACAACTATTTGAGTATATTTGCTGAAGTGTTTTATGACAAAACAAAAACAACTCGCTCAGCAGATGCAGTAAAAACTGTCGTGCGCAATGCTATTATTAATTATAAAGACACTGAACTAGACAATTTTAACAGTAGATTTAAACTTTCTAGATTATTGCGTAACATTGATGACTCTGAAAATTCAATTTCTTATTCAGATGCAGTAGCAGTTATTGAAAAAAGACTTATCCCACAAATTGGCGCTTCTAGAAACTACACATTAGATTTTGGAACACCTATTTCTCGCGAAGATCCATCATATAAAATTTATTCTACACCAGCATTTAGACAATATGATGCTGATGCTGTTCTTCGTAAATGTTTCTTAGAAGAAACCCCAGGAACATCATCTGGTGTTGAATCTATTGAAATTGTTTCTGCCACAGGGAGTTATCTAACTGCGCCAACAATAGCCATTAATGGTGATGGTGTTGGTGCGAATGCTTATCCTATTATTGTAAATGGTAAAATTACACAGATTGTTGTTGACAAACCAGGTGTAAACTATACAACTGCAACTGCAATTTTATATTATGAAGATGAAATCGATACCACAGCAGATTTTACTGTGAATGTTCAAGGTCGCTACGGTACAATTCGCAGTTACTTTTTCGACGAAAACAATGTTAAAACTACATTAAATGCATCTGCAGGAACTGTCGACTACTTACTAGGAAGAATTACATTAAACGAATTTGATCCTGTTTCTATTGAAGATTCGCTAAAAATCTTTAGA